ATAGTAATCAGCCCGTTTATCATGCTCACGCACAAACCAAGACGCACCAATTACCACCACTACGAGGAATATGGTGACAACAACCAAAACAGCGATTTCCCATATTAGTATCCCCATCTCCATTCCCTGTCATACTCAACTAACCAAGTTAAAAACCAAGTAAACGTACAAACATAAACAGTTGCAATTAGTGTTGCTATGTAAATATGTACTTTCTCTTTTATCCTTCTACGTTTCTCTTGTTTTTTAAGATATTCTTGTCTCTCAGCCGCTTGTTGTAATTTTGTTATTGCTTTGGCTTCTTCAATCAGTTTGTCACGCTCTGCTTGAATCTCAACCCACAAGTCAGGCATACCCAACTCGTATCTAACCATGTGTTCTAAGTCTTTGTAATACTGCCTGATCTGCCTGACGTGCATTACGTTATCAATCGCTTGCAGGGTTACATTCTTAACCTTGCCTTGCTTTGCTAACTCTTTTGTCTCATCCTGCTTCTTTTTGTAGTCTTCTTCTAACTGGTCTTGACCATGAAAGAATTTCGAGAGTAGCCCACCAACCTCACCAGCGATACCTGCAACCTCACCGCCAGTCTTCTTGATGTCTTGATAGGCTTGAACTGCCGTCTTGATTCCTTCATAGGCAAGTTTGCATCCAGCAAAGATGGTGATTGGATCAATGGTTTACTCCTAGTCTCTTTGTTGTTCCATAGTAGATTGCGTTAATGTCCGCAATGTACTTGGGTCAATAAGTAACTGAGTTACTCTATTCTTTTCATTGGTTGGCAAAGCGTCTAACAAATTAGCCGCACCTTGTGGTGTTTTCATGGCTTCTGTCAAAACCTTCATGGTTTTCACACCAAGAGCCTTTTCATATTCGCTTATGGCTTTATTACCAGCCGCCGCAAACACATTGATAAATGATGGCAAGCGGATAAGTGCAGTATTTTGTTTTACAAGTTCAGCAAGGGCTTTTTGTCCTTCTGTTGACTGTTCACTAACTGACAATTGAGTCAATCTCTTATTTGCTTGATCTCTTAACACGCCCATTGTGCTGTCTGCCAACTCAACTGCAATGTTGTATTTGCCTGAACCAAGAATCTTCTCAACAGCCTCTGGAGACTCGTTTTGCACAAGACGAACAAACTCATCAGGATTTGTTTTGTAAAGGCGCATTGCCTCACCAGTAAGTTTTCGCTGTGCAATAGTTTGCATACCCTTTGTATAGTCTGCCAAGTATTGACGATAGCCTTTGCCGCCAGCCTGTTCAATGGCATCAACCAATGCAGGACGAATGTCAGACAAAACGCTTGATGCAAGATTTCTTTGAGCATTTGCATCCATGCCAGGACGTAATCGTGCAATAGCCGCATTGACTGAGTTCTTACGGATGGCATCCAATGCTCTAGCATCAATTACACCGCCACTTGCAGTCCATTGGGCTATATCATCACCTACATTTTTTAATGCACCTTGCAACAAGTCATTACCAGCAAAATTAGGATTTCTTCCTATTCCTGATATGCTTCTTACAAGTTGTTCGCCCTCTAAAGGTTTAATTCCAACAGAGCGTAAAGCATTGGCAGATTGTTGGCTAAATCTAGCACCTTGACCTAAATCAAGAGATGCTTGAGCCGCCTTATTTGACCAATCTCCAAACGCTTTCTCAGCCAATTCATCAGCAAATGTGTATTTTGATGCACCTACTGGTAAGCCACGCTTAATCATGTCTAGTCGAGCATAGGCTCTAGCAGTATCACCTGCGCTGATTAAGTCCTTAACCTTCTGAACCTGTGCCGCCGCCTCTGCGCTTAGTTTTCCAGCAGTTGCCTCGTAATCAGCCACTTGTTTTCCTAAATTGGCACGATCCAAAGCCGCCTCTCGCTGTGGCGTAGTCATTGCAGTTAGGTTCTTTTTGGCTGTTTCTAAAACACCACGAACTTCAGACGCATTAGTTCCACCAGCAAGTTTTGACAATGCTTTTAGTGATTCTTCTTCACCAAACAATCTTACTTTTCTTAAGAACTGTGGATCACGTTCTAGTGCATTAGTAATCAATGATTGCCAAGTTGGGTTGTTTAAAGACGCAGTAATTTCAGCAACAGACGCATTTTCAGGAGCATTTTTGATTATGTTCAATACTTTAGGCAAATCTTGTCCTAATGCCTGAGATGCAATAGATGCCGCCTTGACTTCAGCCGCAGATGGTTGCGGCTTTACAAAAGCCTTAACCTCTTCAATACTTGGAAGACCAAGACGTTTGCCTATATTTGATTCTGTTACGCCTTTTACCAATGGAGTAAACAAACCTCTGCCAACTTCAGTAACCTTTTGTACAGCAGAGCCTAAATAAGGAGCAACTGCACGACCACCAGCCTCATAAGTAGCACCCTCAAGAACATTTTGCGCTGGTTCTGTAAAAACTTGCGCTCCTTGTCTAGGTTGTTGTCCACCAAAGTAAACATCGCCTAGTTGTAAGGCTTCTTTTGCAATTCCATAACCAAGACCAGCACCACCAACTGCACCCAATGGGCCAAGTGGAGTTCCAAGAAGTCCACCACCTACCGCACCTGCCATTTCAACAGTAGGAGCAATAACATCACGCACATTGCGATACATCGTTTGTGCAGAAGTTGGAGGTGGCGGCGTTTGTGGAACAGGTGCTTGTGCCTGTACAGGTTTTAAACCAATCTTAGAGTCAAATTCTGCACGAGGAATGTCAGAATAAAACTTTTTGTATAGCGCATTAGCCAAAACATCGTCTGGCAAATCAGCATATTGTGGATATTGATTACGGATTTCGGTTAATGTTGCCATTATCTAATTCCTAGTGGGTCTGATTTAACATTGCCTTGACCGCCTTGTTGACCACCTTGTGTTTTGTACTCATAAGTCATATCAAAAGTTTCTTTAATCCGACCAGCAGACGCTCTTGTTTCTGAAGCCGCCCTCTTTAAAGCCGCCTTTAAATCTGATGCGTTTTGAGTTAACTCTAATGGTGCAAAAGCGTTCTTTAATTGTTGTCCTTCAGCATTTGAAACATTGCCTAATGCGCCTCCAGTTGGTGAGGCATTTCGTAAGTTTTGCAACTCATTAAATCCACCACGAGCAACAATAGACTTGTACAAGGCTTCAGCCGCACGAGCCTCTTTGGTAATCGCTGGAGTGCGTCCACCAATAAGACCTGTAATGCCTTCTAAGCCTTTGCTATCTGCTAAAGTTTCTAAATCATTTGCCAACTTTTCTGCGCTAGTTTGAAATGATGCAACAGCCGTTTTAGCCTGTGGAAACTTGGCTTCACGATTCTGTATTTCTTTTGGAGACAAACCTTCCATTGCTGTTGCAGGAGTCAATCGGTTTGCAATTGCTTCTTCACGGCTAACAAGAATAACTTTGTTTGTGTTTGGATCAACAACGGCAACAGGAGGTTGTTCTGGACGAGGTTGAGCAGGTTGTCTGCCTGCCAAAGCACGAGCCGTAACAAACTCTTGATATGTACCTTTAAATCCACCACCTTCACGAGTTTTAGCAAATTGAAATTCACCGACCATAGTTGGAGGTGCTTTATCTTCCTTCGTTGTCAAACGAGATAATTCATTTCTATAAAGTTCTTTATATTCAGGCGAACCAACTGGGAAACTTGCGGCGGCTATTGCGGCGGCATTTTGCACTTCTTTGCTTGTTGCATCTGTTTTAGATGTCAACTCATTAAACTTTGTTTGGTACGCTTGATTGAACTCTGGAGTTCCTTGTGGCGCTATAGTAGAGGCATAATTTAAAGCATTACGTTGCTCATTAGTCATCTTTTCAGCAGTTCTTTGCTGAATCAAGGCATAGTCACCCTGTGCTTTTCTAAGGTAGTCAGATAATTGCAATGCACCAGCCTGGTCACCAACTGCTGATAGTTTCTGTATTGCACTTTGTAATGAAGTAGGATTATTAGGATCAACCTCTTGCATTACAGCATTTCGTGCGCTGATGATGCGTAACTGTGGGTCTTGTGCGCCCAATGCACCAGCCAACTGTCTACCACCATAGATAAGGCTAGTACGAGCAGACGCAAAAGGATCCATTTGTCCTAGTTCTGCCGACTGTGCTAATGCCTGTTGATTTTGTTGTACTTGGTATCCTTCAGGGGTAATACCAAATAAACCGCTCATTATTGATTCTGCCATTTGGTTACTCCTTAAATATCCCAATTAACGGATGTTGGAACTTGTCCTTGCCCGCCATACCCATACACATTTTCTGCACCATATTGATTCATTGCTTGTTGTGCATTTACATATGGCTGTCTATATTGAGTAATTGCTTGCCCTAAATATGGATTAGTCCCAACGCCCTGTAAAGCACTAGCCAATGGGTTGTAGGCGTTTCCTGCTTGTGAAGTTCTTGCGGCGTTTATTCCACCAGACAACAATGTTTGCCCAACATTAGCACCAGCGGTAGCAGTACGACCACCTAACTGTGCGCTAATATCCAATGGCGTTTGACCCATTTGTTCAATAGTTCCACCTAATCCCAAAGTTGTTTGGAATGGTGACAATGCGCCAACTTGACCAGCCTGATATTGACCAAGCAATTGTGATCCACTACCAAACAAACCAGTACCAAAAGCAACTTGTTGTTGACCAGCCGCTTGAGCCTGTGCCGCCAACTGTGCATCTTGTTGTGCCATAGCGTTGTAATAGGCTTCTAACTCTGGGTTAGATGCACCTAATCCTTGCGCTCCACTTGGTCTAGCACCAGTAGAACCTACCGACAAACCACCTCGACCTGTTTGGAATAGTTGGTTTTGTAACTGTGCATACTGTCTCTCACGGCTAGGAGCAAGCAAGTTTTGTTGCTGTTCTATGTACTTTTGAGCAACCTGTTCAGGAGACTGAGCCAAATACTGTTGACCAAGGTTAAATAAACCACCTGCCGCACCTTGTAGTGGTGCATATTGCTCTGGAGCCATCAACCCTTGTTGTAACTGTTGTCCAGTTAGCCCACGCAGTTGGTCTTGATATGCTCGTAATTCAGGAGAAACTTCGTACCCTGCGGCAACCAAATCACCTTCAGGGCTAAACTGAAAATTACTTCCTCCATAACGAGTGGTAATTCCAACAGGACGAAAACGAGCCGCATCAGCCGCCATCTGAGCCGCTTCTCTTTGAGCCTGTGCAGAAGTGTTTGCCGCTTTTTTAGCGGCCTCACCTTGCATATAACCACTTGCTAAACTAGCCCCACCTACAACTAAAGCCGCTGTGAATGGCATATTAAATCTCCTTTGCTACCGCTACATGAGTAGCATTAAAACCAAGTTTCTCGTAAAACATTTCTAAAGACTCTTTCAAGTTATAACTCGTAATAAGTCTTTTACACCCATTGTTCTTTGCAGTTTCTTCAACAAGATCAAACATTTGCTTTCCTATCCCATTTCCTCTGCATGATGGAGTCAAAAAGAACATATCTATCTGACACCATACTTCATCGTAATAAGGGCTTTTGAAAAACCCGTAGAACGCATACCCAATTGTCTTTCCCTCATCCTTGGCGATTACTACACGCAACTTACCAAGATAATCCTTGTTGAACATTGGCTTTTTATTCTTAAAATATTCCCAATGCTCCAACGCAATCTCGTCAAAGTTCTCGATGTCATCCAATGTTCCATCAATGACTTGTATAACTTCTTCTGCAATCATGTTATTCATAAAGAATGTTTACAGTACCAGCATCAAACTGATCTGTTCCGTTGACTGTTGTTATGCGAACACGATCAAGAGTTCCACCCAAAGCCACATCACCACCACCAAATGAGGAAGTGGTTGTTGTAAATTTCATAGTATGGTCAGAAACAAACACATTTGAACCCATGTGAGCAATACGCATCATTCCGCTAAATATGTTGTTTGCCGCATTGTTCTTGATAACAAATCCAGCGGTACTGTCTGCGCCACTATTTCCACCAGAGTTGTCCACATCCATAGATGAAGAAATATAACCAGATGTTGTAACTCCACTAGAAGTGCCAACTTGGATTAGCATATAAGAAATACCATTTGTACTTAAACCTCTGACCATAACTGTCACTCGATTCACCCAACTAGGTATACCTGTAAAATCAATAGTTGTTCCAGATGCTGTAAGTGTTGTGCCTCTAGTAAGAAAACTAGCGCCCATCGTTGCTGTTCCACCAAATGTAGGACTATTGATAGTTGGGCTAGTCAATGTCTTGTTTGTCAATGTCTGGGTATCTGAAGTTCCTACAACTGTTCCTGAAGGTGCTGTTGTAGAACTCCATGTAGTCAAATTTGAACTGTATGCTTGTACATCAGTACCAATCACAACGCCAAGAGCGGTTCTAGCGGCAGATGCAGAACTAGAGCCTGTACCACCACTAGCAACAGCCAAATTACCTGTAACACCAGTAGCCAATGGCAATCCTGTGCAATTAGTCAAAGTACCAGCAGAGGGCGTTCCAATGTTAGGCGTAGTAAAGGTAGGAGATGATAAATCTGCCTTAGTAGCAACAGCAATAGCAATGTTGTTGAACTCTGTGTCAATCTCAGTACCCTTGACAATCTTTAAAGCATTGCCAGAAGATAAGTTATCTTTGGTAGCAAAGTTCGTGCTTTTGGTGTAATCACTCATGATTTTTTCCCTTGTTTAGCCTGTATCTCAATTTTCTGTATAGACAAGGCTGTACCATTGATATTAGCCTCATACCCTGTTTGTACAACCTTACCCGTACCACTTGCAGAAACAGTCAATGTCTGCAAAGCAACTCCATCAGAATAGTATGCAATCACAGTAGCATTTGCGCCATACTCAGCAATCCCATAATAGGATTCACCCTGAGTAGGAATAGTTGAATTGTCTGACAAATAGTTGGTCTTAAAGTCAAAACCCCACTTAAAGGTCACAGTCTGATTTGTTCCACCAATCACAACAATGGACAACTTCTTCAAAATAGAAGTCACATTGACATCACCTAAGTCTGCATGGTTTGTGTAATACAAGAATCTGTATAAACTTGTATGGTCTTGGTAAGTGCCATATTTTCCAATATAGCCATTCTTACCAATTAACAAATCACCATTTCTTCTTGACAAAAGTGCTCTTGGCTCAATA